CGATGGCGACCCGGCCCCACGCATCGGAATAGGCGGGGTTCGGGTAGCGTTCGCCGGTCCGCATGTGGACGGCCATGGCTTCCGCCAGGCGCGCCTTCAGCACGTCACGCAGCGCGGCGATGTGGTCAGGCCATTCGCGCTCTGCGTAGAACTCCGGGTCGGAGTGATCGAGGGGCATGGGGCTCTCCCGGTGGTGAGCCCATAGTGGGTAAACCCACATCTTCAGTCAATAAGAAAATGTGGGCGAACCCACGCGCGCAGAAAATTAATGCGTTCCGCCGGATTTATGAAGCGTCAGGCCGCTTTTGTGGCGCCCATTGCCGCAAGCAGCGCCCGCGCTTCAAGACTGGGTGGGTCTTTGTCCGCTTCGATCTTCGATAGGTGCGGGCGGCCGATGCCATCAGCTGCGGCCGCGTCCGCCTGATTGATCCGGGCTTCATCGCGGAGGCGCCGGAGCCTCTTTCCGAGCGTGTCCATGCGCCGCACGGTGCCGCCGTGCCGCGTTACATGGGCGGGATACCCCACAATTCTCCCTTGACGCGGCAAGGTGGGATATCCCACATTACCCGTCATGGATCGCATCGAGCTACAGGACGTGTTCGCGGCGGCGGGGGGCATGGCTGCGCTTGCCTCGGCCATCGGCGTTCACCGGACCACGCTCTACTCCTGGACGCGCGTTCCGGCCGAGCGCGTGTTTCAGGTCGCCAAGGCAACCGGCATCGAGGCAACGCGCCTGAGGCCGGATCTGTTCCAGACCGAGGCGGCGTGATGCTACGGCACCAGTCGCACCCGCTGTGGGTTCTGGTAGGCGCGCTCGATCGCGTCGAGTTCCCGCTGCGCGCCGGCCTCGATCTCGCGCAGGTCCGCGATCATCGCCTGGCGCGCGCACGCCTGGATTGCCTGCTCCCGCATGTCTGCGGTGAGATCCGGACGTGGCGCGATCTGCGCGCGGCAAAGCGCTACCTTGTCGGGCTCGCTCGCACGCGCCGCCGAAACTCGCCGCTCGAACCGATCCTGCACCGCGGCGATGTCGCGTTGCTGCGCGGTCGGGCCGCACGCTGCCAGCGTAAGAACCGCCACCACTGCCAAGCGCATCCGCGCCTCCTTCTGCTGTCGGGGGCAGCGTAGCATGGGCGGCGGGTTCTCCAGGCAGCAGGTTGCGCATACGCGGCAGCCTGCCAGCGCCGGCGTGACCGCGTCTGTGACGCACCGCACGAACAAGATCGGCGCGGCCGAGGGTTTCCGCACCCGCGGCGCCGAGGACGCCCGGAGGACACCAGATGGTGTGTCTCCCTCCACGCCTCCGGGCGTCCACCACATGCGCGCTCCCAGCGCATCCGACCGGGCGGCTTCCCGGGACATGGCGTGTGTGCGCCATGCCGTTCCTCCCCAAACAGCCGCCACTCGCGCGGCCAACTCCCCCGCCGGGCAATCCGCTGAAAAGGGCCCGGCGGGGGCTTTTCCCGAGATCCACTTCGCGCGCAACCTCGCCGGCGGCGCTTTTGCGCCCGAGGCCCCGCGGACGCGCCTGGGCGCAGCCAATACCCAGTTGGCCTCCTGGACAACCTGCGGGGCGCGCCGGCCGCCCTCGCTCCTTTTGGTCCTGGGCGCCACCTTCATCGACCTCTGGCCGGTCTGGCTTGCCATCCTTCCGGCGCTGCTGATCGAGGCCGCGCTGTGACGCCGGCCGCCGCCGAGTTCTGGGCCCGCGTCGCGTCTGGCGCGCTGCGGCTGACCAGCGCGGAGGACGCGGCCGTCTGGCGCCTTCGCGCGGCGGGCCACGACTGGACCCGCGTCGCCGGCGCGATATGCGCCATGCGGCGGAGGCGGCGCCTGTGACCGCGCCCCCACGGAAGAACGGCGCGAACCTGCTGCCGGAGGAGCGCGCCGCCCGCGCGGAATACGTCTCGCGCCGCCTCGAGCAAGGCGCAAGCCTGACGGCGATCGCCGGCGAACTCGGCCTCGGGCAAGAGACGCTGCGTCTGTGGTGGCGGTCCTTCCATCACGGCGAACCGTCTGTTTCCAAGCCTGGCGCGAAGGCTGAGCGCCAGTGGCGCGCCTGCGTGACCTGCGAGACGAACTTCCAATCGCAGCGGGCGGATGGAGCCTGGCTCCGCATGTGCGCGTCCTGCCGCCGCGACATGACATGCGCGCCGGTCTACGGGACGGCGCACGACGGGCGGAAGGGGAGGGCGCGGTGAAGCACGACGCCGCAACCGCCGCCATGCTGGCCGGCGAGGAAGACGACGCGCTGAGCATCGCGCGCCCGGTTCTTGGGCTGGACCCCGGGCTTAACTGCGGATGGTGCCTCTACCATCCTGACTTGGCGCCGACCTTTGGCCTCGAGCAGCTTTCCGGTGGCGACCTAGGCGCGCAATTGCACCACTTCGCCGGATGGCTGGGCGGGATGCTGCATCTGCACCGGCCTGCCGCGCTGGCGCTCGAGCGTCCGTTCGGCCGCGCGACCTTTACCAGCGACATCCCCGGCGCGGTCTGCTCCGTGGCGCATATGGTCGCGCATGCCTGCGGGACGCGCCGCATCGAGTTCGTCGCTTCCTCCGTCAAGAAGGCGATGACGGGCAGCGGGACCGCGACCAAGGGCGACGTGATCGCCGCTGTCCGGGCGAAGTTTGCCGTGCTGGCCCTGTCCAGCCATGAGGCCGACGCCGCCGCGGTTGCCGTCATGGGATGGGCGAGGGAGGCCCAACGATGAACGCACTCACGACCGAGTATGCGGATTTCCTGGCGGCAAAACAGCCCCGCGCGATTGCGTCGGGGCTCGCGCATGTCCCCGATCTTCACGCCGCCTTGTTCCCCCACCAGCGCGACGCTGTGGCGTTCGGGCTGCGGCAGGGACGGTGGGGGCTGTTCTTTGATACCGGCCTCGGCAAGACGCTCTGCGAACTCGAATGGGCGAAGCACGCAGCCGGCGCGACGAACGGTTACGCGCTTATTCTGGCGCCGCTGGCGGTGGCCGGGCAGATCGCTCGCGAAGGTAAGGCATTCGGGTTCAACGCGCGCGTCATTCGCGACCAGTCCGAGGCCGCGCCCGGCATCAATGTGTGCAATTACGACCGTCTCGACCGGATCGACCCGGACGCGTTCGGCGCCGTCGCGCTGGATGAAAGCAGCATCCTTAAGTCGTTCACGGGCAAGACGACGCAAGCCCTGATCCGCGCGTTCGCCTCGCACCGTTTCCGCATGGCCGCGACGGCGACGCCCGCCCCGAACGACCATATGGAACTCGGGAACCATGCCGAATTCCTGGGGCTCATGGCCGGTCAGGAGATGCTTTCGCGCTGGTTCATCAACGACACATCGACGGCGTCGCAGAACTGGCGCCTGAAGGGCCACGCGCAGGAGGCATTTTGGGATTGGGTTGCGTCCTGGGCGCGGATGGCGGAGACGCCGGCCGATCTCGGCTACGACGCGAGCGCCTATGTTTTGCCGCCCCTTAACGTCCATCGGCATCGCGCGGCGGGCGACGTGCGCGCACCGATGGGCGCCTTGTTCGCCACGGAACTCAGCGCCACCAATCTCCACGACGTGAAGCGTCAGACTGCCGACGCGCGCGCCGAGGCCGCCGCGTCCATCGTCCCGGCATCCGATGCCTGCGTCATCTGGTGCGATACGGACTATGAAGCCGACGCGCTGCTCGCCGCGATCCCCGACGCTGTTGAGGTTCGGGGCTCGCACACGCCGGAGAAGAAGGAGGCAACCCTCGCCGCGTTTGCTAACGGCGAAGCGCGCGTCCTGATCACGAAGCCGGCCATCTGCGGCTTCGGCCTCAACTGGCAGCACTGCGCCACCATGATCTTTGTCGGGCGCTCTTTTTCCTACGAGGCCTGGTATCAGGCCGTCCGCCGCTGCTGGCGCTTCGGCCAAAAGCGCCCGGTCGATTGCCACCTGATCGTGGCCGAGGGCGAGGATCAGATCGGCCGCGTCATCGCCCGCAAGTCCGCCGACCACGACAGCATGAAGAAGGCCATGCGCGCGGCCATGCGCCGCGCCAACAGCCAAGAAGCACTGCGCCGCACCCCATACAACCCGCGCCACTACGGAAGGATGCCCCAATGGTTCACTGCCTGAACGATGCGCATGGCCGCGATTGGGCGGCTTACAACGGCGACACCGTCCACATTTGCTCGCAACTGCCTGACGAGAGCGTCGGCTTCTCCGTCTACTCGCCCCCGTTCGGGAACTTGTTCGTTTACTCGGACAGCGCCGCCGACATGGGCAACAGCACCGACGCGGAATTCGAGATGCATTACCGCTTTCTCGTCCGCGAGAAGTTCCGCGTCACCAAGACGGGGCGCCTTACCGCCGTCCATTGCTCCGATCTGCCCATGACCAAATGGCGGGACGGCCACATCGGCATCAAGGATTTCTCGGGGCAGATCATCAAGATCCACGAGGACGCCGGATGGGTGCTGCACTCGCGCACCACCATCTGGAAATGCCCGGTGGTCGAGATGACCCGGACCAAGGCGCACGGGCTACTCTACAAGAACATCAAGGAGGACAGCGCCCGCAACCGGACCGGGATGCCTGACTATCTCCTGGTGTTTCGCAAGCCTGGCGAGAACGCCGAACCGATCCGCCACACTCCCGAGGACTTCCCGCTTTCCCAATGGCAGGAATGGGCATCGCCCGTCTGGATGACGGTCAACCAGTCCCGCGTGCTGAACGTCGCCATGGCGCGCGAGGCGTCCGACGAGCGCCACCTTTGCCCGCTGCAGCTCGACGTGATCGAGCGTGCGCTGATCATGTGGAGCAACAAAGGCGATACCGTCCTGTCTCCCTTCATGGGGATCGGGAGCGAGGGCGATTGCGCGCTGAGGCTGAACCGCCGCTTTATCGGCTGCGAACTCAAGGAAGCCTATTGGCGCCAGGCGGTGAAAAACCTTGAAGCCGCGTCCGCGAACGCGGTGGACCTGTTCGCAGCATGACCGAGGCCGCGCTCGCATCCGCGCTGGAACGCTTTGCCGCCGAGGCATGCGCCGCCCTTCGCGACCGCGAGCGCGACCCGATCGGCGCGGCCGAACGCGCCGCGATCTACTCCCGCGACCTGCCCGGCATGGACCCGATCGCAGGCGCCAGCCTCCGCGACGGGCTGCTTGAGGGCTACCGCAAACACAAAGGGGGCGCGCGCCCATGACCGAGCCTCTGACGCCGCCAGACTGCGACCTGCGGGACTTCCCATTTATGCCGCTCGAGATCCGGCGCCTGCTGACTTCGGAAACTTGGGTGCTTGGGACGCCGGAAGAACGCTGCGCCGCGCTCTGCCTCTGGATGGAAAGCTGGCACCAGGTTCCGGCGGCAAGCCTGCCGGACAATGCCCGGATGCTGGCGCATCTGTCCGGCGCCGGGGCTCGCTGGGAAAAGGTCGCGGCGCACGCGCTCCGCGGCTGGATCAAGTGCGAGGACGGTCGCCTCTATCATCCCGTGGTGGCCGAGAAGGCGCGAGACGCATGGGCGCGCAAGGAACGGCAGCGCGAAAGGAGCCGGAAAGCCAATGCCGCACGCTGGGGCAGCACTCCTTCGGGAACTCCTCACCGCATCCATGAGGAAGGCACAAGCATCCCGGAGCATGAGCATGGCGGCGTGCTTGATGCATCCCACAAGGATCCCACAAGGATCCCACAAGGAGTCCAACAAGGATCCAACGACGATCCCAAGGGACAGGGACAGGGACAGGGAGAGTTAAGAGAAGGTTCCGAGACTACGTCTCGGGCCGTCGCCGCTGCCGCGTCGCCTGCCGCAGAACCGCCGCCCGACGCCCGAACCGCGCTTTGGACCGAGGGCCTAGGCCGCCTGCGCCGCCTGACCGGAAAGCCCGACCGGCCCGCTCGCGCCCTCCTCGGCCAGTTCTGCCGCGCGGCCGGCGATGACTGCGCTCTGGTGGCAAGCCTGCTGCACGAAGCCGAGGCCGCCCGCATAGGCGACCCGATCCCGTGGCTTCAGGCCGCCATCCGAACGCGAACCGGCGCCCGAGAGCCCGCCCGAAAACCCACGGCGCTCAGCCAGTGGGCGGACCTCATGCAGCCCGCGGAAACCGCGTTCGACTTCGACGCAGAAGCCGAGGAGATCCGGCATTGAACCACCTCGCCACCCGCCGCCCCGGCGTCGCCATCGCCTCAACGCCGCCGAGCGAACCGCTCCTGCCGCCGGCCGTCGCCCATGCCGTCTCGGCCCACCTCGCCCCCGTGATCGGCGCCCGCCAGTTTGGCGAGGACGATCCCGGTCACTACGTCGCCCCGCCGCTCGTCAGCCCCGCCGACTGGCGCGCCGCGCAGGAAGCCGCCGACCAATTCGACGCAATGCTCGCCCCGATCACCGCCGAAGTCCTCGCCGCATGGCTGATGCCGGTCAACGCCGCGTCGCGGAACCCGCAGTCGCCGCAGGACTTTGCCCTGCGCGTCGCCGGGATCGCGGAAATGGTCGGCGACCTGCCCGCCGCAGCCTTCACCGCCGAGACGCGCCGCAACCTCGCGACGGGGTTCTTCCCAAGCCACGAGGACATCCGCGCCGCCGTCGAGCCCGTTGCTGACGCCTGGCGCCGCAAGCGCAACGCCCTGCGCAGCCTGCGCCAATCCGAGCCGCGCCCCGCTCCGGAGGTCGGCGCCATCGCCCCCGCCGAACGGCAGGCGGCCGTCGAACGCGCGCGCGCCATCGCGGCCGAACTCCGCAGCGCCGCTGCCCAGCGCCGGCCCGAGCCCGTCAAAGCCGCCCCCCTTCGCCCGGCGGAACTCATCGCCGCATACGAGGCCGAGGCCGCGAAGGGCAACACGGTTGCCGCCGCCCGCCTCGAGATCCTCCGCCGGGAGGCCGGGCAATGAGCCGCGAAATCCCGCCCGCCGATCTCGGCCGCCTTCACGCGCTCCAGCGCATGGTAGCCCACCTCGACACGCTGGCCGACGGCGTCACCGTGCCCGACGAGCCCGGCGAGGTCCGCGACTACCTCCGCGCCTATGCCCGGACCTTCCGAGACTGGGCCGCTCGCCTCCGCAACAGCCCGGGGTTCCAGCCATGATCCGCTCCGTCTGCGCCGCTTGGCCGTTCCACCGGCCCGCGCCGCCTCCGCCCGGCCCCGCCCCATGGTGGGCCATCTGGGCAGGCGACATCGCGCACTACGCCAACGGCGCATGGACGCCGCGGCCGGGCGCATTTTCGTTCTGGCTGGGGAGGGAAGGATGACGCGCGGCCGCCCCGTTACGCATACGGCCGAAGTGCTGAACGAACTGCTCGAGCGGATCAGCGAAGGCCGCCCTCTGCGGTCGGTCTGCGAGGACGAGGACATGCCGTCCTGGCGGACCGTCTGGCGGTGGCTTCAGGCGGATGAAGATTTCCGCACACGATACGCCCGCGCGCGCGAAGCCCAAGCGCATGCGATTGCGGAGCAGGCCGTGATTGAGGCGGCGGCGGCTAGCGATCCGCAACTCGGCCGGCTGGCGTTCGACGCGCGGAAGTGGTTCGCCTCGAAGGTCGCGCCGAAGGTCTACGGCGACAAGCAGCAACTCGAGCACTCGGGCCCGGACGGCGGGCCGATCCGCTTGACCTGGGGGGACGGCTCGTCGTGACCGAGCATCGCCTTCCGTTCACGCCTCGCACCTGGCAGCGGCCGCTCCTGAACGATCCCGCGTCGCGGATCGTCGCTGTCGTCCATCGCCGCGCCGGGAAGTCGGAGGCGGTGCTGTGGCGGGGGCTGCGCAAGGCGGCGACGTGGACGCGGGCGCATCTGCCGGCCGATCGGCGGAACCTCGAGGCTGCGCCGGTTCGGGTGATCCATGTCCTCCCGTTCGCGGTGCAGTGGGACCGGACAGGCTTGTGGGATCGCCTGTCGGCTGCGGCGCGCCATGTGCCGGGCGCGGTGGTCCAGAAGGCGGACAAGCGGATCGTGATGCCTGGCGGCGGCGTCTACCAGACGGGCGGCATGGACCGGCCGGAGACGTGGCGCGGCGGCTATGCGGACGAGCTCATCGAGGACGAGGCCGATGACGTGCAGGGGCAGAGCCTGGACACGGTCATCGAGCCGATGCTGTCGGACTACGCCGGCGTTCGGCTGCGGGTCGGGACGCCTAAGGGCAACGGGAGGCTGAAGGACGCCTACGAGCGCGCGCGCCATGCCGAGGGCTGGTCCGCCTATCGCCTGACGTATCGGGACACGGGCGTCTTGTCCGACGAGGCGGTCGCGCGGCTGCGGGCCGAGATGACGGAGGAGGAGTTCGCGCAAGAGCTCGAATGCTCCTTCGATGCGCCGAACTCGGGCAGCTACTACGGGAAGTTGCTCACCGCGGCCGAGGCGGACGGGCGCATCGGAACCATCCCGCACAATCCGGGCTTGCCGGTGGTGACTGCGTGGGATCTCGGGGTCGATGACGCCACCGCGATCTGGTTCGTCCAGGCGGTCCCGGGTGGGTTCCACGTCATCGACTACCTGGAGGACAGCGGGGAGGGGGCCGAGCATTACGCCCGTCTCCTCCGCGCCAAGCCCTACACCTACGATCGGCACCACCTCCCGCATGACGTGGCGCAGCGGGACTGGGGCTCCGGCCGATCGAGGCGCGACGTGCTGGAGAGCCTTGGCGTCCGTCCGCTCGTCACCGGGCGGCAGGCGCCGGTCGCGGACGGGATCAACGCGGTCCGGATGCTGCTGCCGCGGTGCCGGTTCGACGCGCGGGCGTGTGAGGCCGGGCTGAAAGCGCTGCGCGGCTATCGGCGCGAATGGAACGACCAGGCCGGGACATGGCGGGCAAACCCGCTGCACGACTGGTGCAGCCATGGCGCGGACGCCTTCCGGGAGTTCGCGATGAACGCGGCCGAGTGGCGCGACGCGGCGCGGAAGCCGCCGGCGCGGGCCGAGGGTGATTATGATCCGGTGAGGTGGTGACATGCCCCGTCGAACCCGCATAACCCCTGAACTGCTGGCCGAGGTGAAGCGCCGCCGAGGCTCCGGCGAGTGCTGGAAGGCGATTGCGCGGGACATGGCCGCGCGGGGCTGCCCCGTGAACCGCTCGTCCTACTGGCGTCGCGATGTTGCGCAACCTCCAGCCCCTTGCGACCCGGCCGGGGAACCATGCACGCAGACTTGAAGCGTTGCGCGCCGCTGGAACTCGCCCCCCTTCTGTCGGTCGCGCGCCGCTGCCGGGCCAGCGATCGCCGCGACTTGGCGGACCAGTCGCTTCCCGGCGTCGATGATCCGGCGATGAGTGCGGAGGCGCTGATGATGGTTTCCGCGGTCGGGGCGGTGGTCCACGACAGGCAAGGCGTCCCGCAAGCCGCTCTCGGCGCGATGCCGCTTGCGATCGGCGGTCACTGGTCTGCGTGGCTGATTGCAACCGACGCCTGGGGCTCCGTATGGCGGGCCGCGCATCGCTGGGCGGTGCAGGTGCTGGTGCCGACGCTCGAAGCCCGCGGCGCGCGGCGCTGCACGGCCATTTGCCCGGCGGACAACCTCCCGGCGGCGCGCTTCCTGCGCGGGATCGGGCTGCAAGAGGAAGGCGTGATGCGGAACTTCGGCCGAGATGGGGCGGATTATCGCCTGTTCGCGCGGGTGGCGCGCTGATGGCCGGCGGGAAGAAAGGCAACTCCTCCGCCGCGCAGCAGCAGCTCGCGGAGGCGCAGGCGCAACTCGCGCAGACTCAGGCCGAGATCGAACGTCTGCGGAACCCGGCGCCTGGCACGACCATTTCCCAGGAGATGCAGCAGCAGCAGCAGCAAGCCGCGCAGGCGCAGCAGACGGTCGAGCGCAACCGGCGCGGCCGGCGCGCAAACATCCTGACGGGCGGGCAGGGGCTGGCCGACGCCGGCACGGGCGCGGCGCCGATGCTGAAGAACGTTCTCGGCTGACATGGCCGACGCGAAGGAGATCGTCCGCCGCCACGACCGCCTGAAGGCGGACCGCGCCATGCGTGAGACGCTGTGGCAGGAGATCGCGGAGGTGTTCCGCCCGCTGCGCGCAGACTTCACGGTGAAGCGCAACGATGGCGAGCGCCGCGGCCGGCAGCGGTTTGACGGGACGCCATCCATTGCCGGCGACAACCTCGCCTCCGGGCTGTGGGGGATGGTGACGAACTCGGCCAACGAGTGGTTCACGCTGTCGCATGAGGATCCAGCCATCGCCCGGTCCGAGGCCGTGTCGCAGTGGCTGGAGATCGTCACGCGCCGGATGCGGGCTGAGTTTGCCGGCAACGGGCAACGGTTCTACGCCCGCGCGCTCGAGGTCTATCAGGAGCTCGTCTTCTTCGGGACGGGGCTCCTCTACGTGGACGAGGCCCCGGACATGGGGCGGCTGCGCTTCAGTGCCCGCAAGATCAGCGAATGCGTCCTCGGCCAGAATGACGAGGAGGTCATCGATACCGTCTACCGCAAGTGGGAATGGACGGCGCGCCAGGCGGTGGCGCGGTGGGGCGACAAGGCGCCTACCAAGTGCCGCGAGGCGATGGCCAAGGACCCGGATGAACGGTTCTGGTTCATCCATGCCGTCGAGCCGAACGAGGGGCGGAACCCGCGCTATGAGGACAGCCGCGGCATGCGGTTCCGGTCCTGCACGGTCTGCCTTGAGACGATGGAGGTTGTGCAGGAAGGGGGCTATCGCGAGTTCCCCTACATGGTCCCGCGCTGGTCCACGGATACGGGCAGCGTCTATGGCGACGGGCCGGCGATGCTGGCGCAGACGGACGCGAACATCCTCCAAGCGATGACGAAGACGCACCTCGTCGCGTCGCAGAAGGCCGCGGACCCGCCGCTTCTGGCGAAGGACGAGAACTCAATGCCGCGCGTCCGGGTCACGCCGGGCGGGATCACCTATGGCGCGGTGTCGCCGGACGGTCGCCCGCTGGTGGTGCCGCTGGAGACGCGAGGCGTGTTCACGCTCACCGAGGAGATGCTTGCGCAGCGTCGGCAGGCGGTGCGCGATGCGTTCCATGCCTCCCTGCTGCTGATGTCGAACATGCCGGGCCGGACGGCGACGGAAGTCCTGGCGATGCAGGAGGAAAAGCTCCGACTGATGGGGCCGAACCTGGGCCGGGTGCAGTCGGAGTTCCTTGATCCGCTGATCGAGCGCGCGTTCGCGATTATGTATCGCGCCGGGGCTTTCCCGCCGCCGCCGGAGGAACTGGCCGAGGCGCCGGAGTTGCGGGTCGAGTATGTCTCGCCGCTCGCCCGGGCGCAGCGCGCGTCCGAGGGCGGGGCGATCATGCGGACGGTGGAGGCCATGGGCCCGCTGGCGCAGGTCAAGCCGGAAGTGATGGACAACTTCGACTTTGACGCGATCGCGCGCGGGCTGGCCGAGGCGTTCGGGATGCCGGCCTCCATGCTGCGGGCGCCGGAGAAGGTGATGGAGCAGCGCCAAGCGCGGGTCGAGGGCGCGCAGGCTGACGCGCAGAACGACCAGATGGCGGGCATGGCGCAGATGCTGCCGGGCTTGGCGAAGGCGGCGAAGGACATGGGCGTGATGCCCGCGGGCGGTGCGGCATGACGCCGGAGGAGGCGACCATAGCGGCCTATCGGACGCTCCTCGATCCGGGCGACCAGCGCGCGCGCCTGATCTGGGCGGACCTGGCCGCAGCCTGCCACGCCGGCGAGACGACGCATGTCGCGGGCGATCCGCATGCGTCCGCGTTCCGCGAAGGGAAGCGGGCGGTCTTTCTGTATCTGGCCGGGCGTCTGTCCGTGCCTGTCCTTCCGGAGGTCTGAGGATGGCGACGAGGGCATACACGGCCGAGCGGTGCGGGCCGGGCTTTGAGGCGGTGGCGGTGACGTGGTCCGGGCTGCTGAACACGGACGACGGGACGCCTTTCGAGATGGTCGCGGGCCGGGATCGGTCGGTGCAGTTCTCGGGCACGTTCGGCGTGGGCGGGACCATCATCCTCGAAGGCTCGAACGACGGGGTGAACTACCTGACCCTGGCTGATCCCTCGTCCACGGCGATCAGCAAGACGGCGGCGTCGATCGAGCAGGTTCTCGAGTTCACGCGCTACGTCCGGCCGCGGGTGACCGGCGGCGATGGCAGCACAAACCTTGTCTGCACCATGATCTTCGGCCGGTAGGAGGCGCGAAATGGACAAGATGGACGAGGCTCTGGCCGGGCTGAAGCCGCTGGCGGCGGCGATCCAGTCGTTCCGCCATGCCGAGGCGATCATCGAGGCGGCGCGGTCCCTGGCCGGCACGGTGGCCGAGCGCGAGGCTGCGGCGAAGGCAGCGGGCGATGCGGCGGACAAGGCGGCCGAGGACGCGGACAAGCGGGCGAAGGCTGCGGCGGAGCGGGCGCGCAAGGCGGACGCGAAGGCGGACAAGGCCGAGGCGGAGGCGGAGGCGCGCATCCGGGCGGCCGAGGCGAAGGAGGCCGAGAAGGTCGCGGTCGCGCAGGCGGCGGCGGACGAGGCGGTCCGGGCGGCCACGGCGCGGGCCGAGGCTGCGGCGGCCGAGGCGGACGCAAAGGCGGAGGAGCTCGCGGCGGTGTCGGCCTCGCTGGTCGCGGCAAACGCCGCGCTGGCGGCGCTGCGTGAGAAGGTGGCGGTCTGATGCCGAGCGGGATTTACCTCCCCGCGCTGCGTAACCTGGCGGTCGGGTCGATCGACTTCGATACGGACACCTTCCGCGTGCTGCTGACGACCTCAGCCTATACCGAGGACCTGGACCTCCACGATTTCCGGAACGACGTGACGAACGAGGTGTCCGGCACGGGCTACACGGCCACGGGCAACGTCGTCACGGTGACGGTCAACGCGGTGGACACGGCGAACAACCGGCTGGACATCACGCTGGGCGGCACGACGTGGCCGAGTTCCACGATCACGGCGCGCAAGGCGGTCTATTACAAGTCGCGCGGCGGCGCTTCGTCGGCGGATGAACTGATCGCGGTGGTGGACTTCGGGTCGGACGTGTCCACGACGGCGGGGACGTTCACGCTTACGGCGTCCACGCTGAGGCTTGCGCTGTGACGATCACGACCGGCGACCAGTTGCTTGATGCGCTGGGGAACAACTCCACGCGCATCCTGTTCGATAAGGCGAGCATTGCGAACGCGACGGCGGGACAGTTTCATAGCCTTGCGCGCGCGACAGGGCAGCCGGGCCAGTTCACAATCCCGACGACCGCCGCAACGTGCGACGACACCACGACCGGCTGCTTCCAGTTTGCGCAGCAGACGGCGCCGGCCACGTCCTATCTCGCGTGGGCTGTCGGGCTGTGCAGCAACTCGGCGGTCACGCTGGAGATTCACGACAGGCTCATGCATATGGGCGGGCTGTCTGGCACCGTGACGACAGCGCAGACGGTCAACCTCGACCTCAACGCCAACCTCGCCAGTGTGAATTTGGACGCGCGCAAGGGCGACGCGAATTTTTCTGACGTGTCTTGGTGGGCTGAGTGGTATACCGACACGGGCGGCACTGCCGTCACGATGACGGTCGCAGTTACCTACAACGACGGCACCAGCGGCAACCTGACGGGCATCAGCCTCGCGGCGACGCGGCGCGCTTCGTTCATGGTGCCGCTGAATGGCTTCATCCCGGCGGCGTCGGCCGGCAAGTTCATCCGCGATATTGACAGCGTGACGCTGAGCGCCACGACCGGCGCGGCGGGCAACTTCGGGTTCACGGCGACGCGCCATCGCGCGACCATCGCGCTTCCGCTGGCGAACAAGGCCGAAGAGCGGGATTGGGCGCTGCTTGGCCTGCCGGAAATCTACAACGACAGTTGTCTGTTTCTGATCCAAGTGGCGAGCACCACGAACACGGGCACGGTGCGCGGCCAAGGCAAGATCGCGCACGGCTAGCCCATGACGGCGCTCCGCAGGCCGCTCCAATCCCGCGAGAGGTTTCGGGCCGGCAACCCGCTTATCTTCGGCTTCGAGGGCGAGGAAGCCGGCGGCGCGGTCTACAACTGGCACTTCTGGGAAAGCGCCCCGCCCGCTGGCGACGCCACCGCGAACGGCGTAACCGTCTCGGCCTTGGCTTCCCTTGTCGCGGGCGCCGCCTCTGCCGCCTCTGCCGCAGCCGGGACGCTGCTCACCGCATCGGCGTCCTTCATCGCCGGGACCGCCTCCGCGGCCTCTACGGCGGCCGGCGTCACCCTGTCGGCCATCGCCTCCCTCATCGACGGCGTTGCCTCCGGATCGGCCGGCGGGACCGCCAACGGCGTCACCATCTCGGCCACCGCCTCCCTGATCGCTGGCGCCGCGTCTGCGGCGTCCGAGGCGGCCGGGCAGATCGTGCAGGCAACCGCGAGCCTCATCGCGGGCACGGCTTCGGGCAGCGCCGCCGGCACCGCAAATGGTGTGCTGCTCGTCGCGTCCGTCCTGCTCATCGCAGGCGGCGCAATTGGCGACACTCTCCCCAGTAGTGACCCCCAGTTGCTCCGGCGCCGCCGGAGATAGGAGATCCACATGAGCGAAGCAGCGACCATCGATGCCCCATCGACCGCGCCGGCCACCGCACCCAATCCCGCCCCGGCGCCCGCCGCCCCTGCGGCGCCGGAGTGGCTGACGAGCCTGCCGCCGGAACTGCGCGACGCGCCGAGCCTCAAGCGGTATGGCAGCGTGCAGGATCTGGCGCGCGCCTACACCGAGGCCGAGACGCTGATCGGCCGGAAGGGCATCATCCCGCCGGGCGAGAACGACCCGCCGGAGGTCCACCGCAAGTTCCGCGAGGCGCTGGGCGTGCCGGAGAAGCCGGAAGGCTATGCGCTGAAGCCGCCGGCCGGCGTGCCAGAGGGGACGTTCACTCCCGAGAGCGCGGCCATGTTCCAGTCCTGGGCGCACAAGCACGGGCTGACGCCCAAGCAGGCGCAGGGGCTACTCGAGGACTACCTCGGCAGCACGGCGCAGGGCCTGGCCGCGAACGAGCAGGCGCGCGCGGCGAAGGTGGAGGAGGCCGTCACCACGCTCCGCGGCGAGTGGGGCGCGGCCTATGACGCGAAGGTCGAGCGCGCGAACCGGGCGCTGAAGCAGTTCGGCGGGGACGATCTCGTCGCGGCGCTGGCCGAGACGGGCCTGGCGAACGATCCCCGGATGATCCGCGCGTGGGCGGCGATCGGCGAGAAGATGGGCGAGGACAACCCCGCCGGTCTGGGCACCGGGCGCAGCGCGGGCGGCGTCCTGACGCCGGCGGAGGCGACGGCGGAACTGCGGCGCATCATGGGCAAGGGCGCGCCGATCTGGGACCGCAAGCACCCCGAGCACCAGTGGGCGGTCCAGCGCCGGGATGCGCTGATCGAGATGGGTGCCTCTCTCTGACGTTGCGCAACGCCGCGCGCGTTGAAGCGTGGCGCGTCCAGTCGGTAGGGCTGCAATGCGGACACCCGCGTTGCGGCCCGCTGACCGGCTGAAAGTAGCCCGCCCGGCCGGGGCGCCCCTGGCAAGGCCGTGGATCGGGGCTCTCCCGGCACTCCCGCCGCTAGTCGCAAACTCAAGCGATAGGCAAACGCGGGATGTCAAATCAGATCCCGACGAACTGGGTCAACACTTTCCGGGCCTCGTTCGTCATGCTCGCCCAGCAGAAGGAGAGCCGCCTCGTTTCCGCGGTGCTGGAGGAGCCCATCAACGGCGAGTTCGGCTACTACGACCAGATCGGCGTCGTGGAAGCCGTGCAGCGCACCACGCGCCACGCGGACACGGCGTTCACGGAGGTTCCGCACAGCCGGCGCCGCGTGCAGGCCGCAGACTGGGAACTGGGCGAGATCATCGACACCCAGGACACGCAGCGGATGCTCACCGATCCGCAGTCGTCCTACGTGCAGGCGTTCGCCGCGGCGATCAACCGCCGGAAGGACCGCACGATCATGGAGGCGTTCTTCGCGGACGCGGCCACCGGCAAGGCGGGCGGCAGCACCGTCTCTTTCCCGGCCGGCAACCAGATCGCGGTGGACTACGTCGAGAGCGGTTCGACCACGAACTCCTCCCTGACGGTGGCGAAGCTGCGGCGCGCCCGGACGATCCTGATGGACGGCGAGGCGGCGGAGGACGAAGTCCTTTATGTCGCGTGCCGGGCCCAGGACATCCAGAACCTGCTGCGCGACACGCAGGTTTCGTCTTCGGACTTCAACACCATCAAGGCGCTCGTCAACGGCGAGATCAACACCTTCATGGGGTTCGAGTTCATCCGCCTGCCGGCGGCGCGCTTCACGCAGGATGGGTCGAACCACTTCCGCATCCCGGCTTGGTCCAAGTCCGGGATGTGGTTCGCGCCGCTTTCCGGGCTGGAAGTCAACGCCGCGCCTGATCCGACCAAGGGCTTCAACACCCGCCTTCACGCCAAGCAGAGCTTCGGCGCGACGCGGCTGGAAGAAGCCCGCGTGGTTGAGATCAAGTGCCACGCGACGACGCTCTGAGGAGGACTGAACCATGCCTTTCGTCAACGCCTCCTCCGCTGCCACCGGCGCCGGTTCGGACCTCATCCCGGCCGCGCTGCTGGGCGGCAAGGTCCGCTGCGCGATCGCGGAATTCACCTGCGCGTCCGACGCGCAGGGCACCTACACGGTGCCGATCCGCCTCCCGCGCGGCGCCCGGGTCATCGCCGGGTTTCTCAACGCCTCGGTCACGATGGGCGGCACGGCCACCATTGCGATCGGCATCGCCGGCGCGACGGGCAAGTATCGCGCCGCGGCGACCTACACCTCGGCGGACACGCTCACCTTCCTGTCGCTCAACGCGGCGACGGGCGCGGAGCTGGCTGCCGAGGAGCAGATCCTGATGACGGTTGCGGCGGCGGCGCTGCCGGCCTCTGGCCGTCTCCTGATCGGCTTCCTGTGGGTGGACAACTCCTGACCAAGGGAGGGGGAGGGGCAACTCTCCCCCTTGATGCTGCATGGCCGAGAGTGTCGTCGCGATCTGCAATCGGGCGCTCGACTATCTCGGCCAGCAGCCCATCACGTCCCTGGAGGACGGCAGCGTCGCCTCGCGCATCATGGCGCGGCAGTATGCGACGAGCCGGGACGTAGTCCTCCGCTCCTATCCCTGGAACTGTGCGATGGCGCGGGCCGCCCTGGCGGCGCTGGTGGATGCGCCAGCCTGGGGTTTTTCCAAGCAATACGCGCTGCCGACCGACTGCCTGCGGGTGGTCGAAATCGACGGCGACGTCGACCATCGCATTGCCTGGCGGGTCGAGGGCCGGCGCATTCTGTGCGACGAGGCCGGGCCGCTCAACATCCGCTACCTCCGGCAGATTGAAGACCCGACCGAGATCGACGCGC